AGATTATAAATTATTACTAATGCCTATTAGGTTAGCGGATTGAAAGGATTTTTCACAAAAGAAGAAGTTGGGGGAACAGATAAAAAGGCTTCTGGATGCGAAGAATGTCAACTTTATAAAGAAGTGAATTCTCCCAAGATGACATATCATGGTAAAGGGAAAAGAAAGTTGCTTTTATTGGGCGAAGGTCCAGGATACAATGAGGACTTGGAAAACGATCAATTTGTGGGCCAAACTGGTCAATTGTTAGAAAGCAAATTACTGGATAATGGCATTGAAATGAATGAGGATTGCTATAAAATTAATGCCGTCAATTGCAGACCTACAAATGAGAAGGGAAACAATAGGACCCCTGAAATGAAGGAGATCCGGTGCTGTCACCCGAGAGTAATGAAAGTAATAGAGGAACTGAAACCTGATTTCATTTTCCTGTTGGGAGAGAAAGCGGTATCATCCTTTTATTTTGGTAGAGGATATGAAACAGGTATTGGGATTTGGAGAAAGCTTTGTATTCCAGATAAGAGAGCAAATGCCTGGATCATTCCACTTTACCACCCATCAATGCTTCTTCATAACAAGGATGAAGGATTAGAGAATCTATTTGATAGGGATTTGAAATGGGCCGTTTCTTGTCTAAATAAAGAGCCTCCTGTGTTTGAGGAATGGGAAAAATTAATTAGAATCATTAGTATTGAAGAAGAAACCAATTTATTATTGGATGATATTTTGAATGGATGCAGTAAGGTGGTGGATTATGATTATGAAACTAATTGCTTGGACTCCAGGAAAAGAGGAGCCAAGATAATCAGTTGTGCTGTATCCATTGAATCTGGGACATATTCTTTTGCTTTCAGGGAAGGAGTAAAGGAGAAGTGGATTGAAGTTTTGCAGGATGAGAATATTTGGAAGTCTGCTCAAAATACCAAATTTGAGGAGGGATGGAATAGGAATGTATTGGGGACTGAATGTAAAGGGTGGATTCATGATACGATGAACACTGCTCATTTGATTGAAGCAGGTAGAAGGAAATTCTGTTCATTGGAATTTCAGGCTTATATTCATTTTGGAATTGAAGGGTATGACACTGAGATAAATCAGTATAAGAATTCAGTGGATAAAAATGGGTTCAATAAGATGGAAGAAGCTCCATTAGATAAATTATTATTATATGGTGGAATGGATGCTCTGATCGAAAGAAAGCTAAGAGAGAAGCAAGAGAAAATGATAAATAGAAACCTCTGGTTAAGAAAAATAAACACTTTATTTCACCAGGGAAATCTCGCTTATATGGATGTGGAGAGTGCTGGTATTCCAATTGATAAAAAGTATTATGAGTCAGAGCAAAAGAGATTAGACAAAGAAATGAATGATTTATTTCTTGAGATGAAGCAGAGCAAGGAAGCTAAGAAATTCAAGAAGGAGATTGGCAGGGAGTTAGGAATTGAAATTAGGAATGATAAGATATGGGTATCTGATAAGGATTTGAGGACATTAGTCTATGATGTGTTGGGCAAAAAGGTAATTAAAGAGACAGCTAAAAAGAGACAAGCTTCTGTTGATGAAGAAACTTTAATCCAGCATGATATTCCTTTGACAAATGATTTACTTGCTTTTAGAAAATTAAGGAAATTAAGTAATACTTATATCGCTCAGTATACCAGGGAGTGTATAAGAGGGAAAGTGAACCCTAATGTGAATCTTCATATAGCCAGAACAGGGAGGCCAAGTTGTGATCATCCTAATCTTTATAATGCTCCAAAGAAGGATGAAAATGCAATGAAGATTATCAGGAGAGGTATAATTCCAAGTAAGGGGAACAAATTATTAGAGGGTGATTATGGGAGCTTGGAGGTAAGGATTTTAGCTTGTTATTCTCATGATCCGGTTTTGGTGGATTATATAAATGATCCTTCCACTGATATGCATAGAGATGTGGCAGCAGAGATATTTTTTCTTGATTCTAAAGATGTGACTACAAAGCTAAGATTTATTAGTAAGAGTGGTTATGTATTCCCTGAATTTTATGGATCATGGTATAAGCAAGTAGCTGATAATTTATGGAGTGATATTGATGGACTATGTTTAGAAGATGGAACTTTAGTAGATGACCATTTGAGAGATAATGGAATAAAGGATTACAAGGATTTTGAAGCTCATGTAAGAAGTGTAGAGAAATGGTTCTGGGATAGGTTTGGAGTAGTGAGAGAATGGCAGGAAAAAGAAATCCAATTTTATAATAGGAATGGGTATGTGGAATCATTCCTTGGGTTTCGTAGAGGTGGGTATTTAAAGAAGAACAAGATATTGAATACAAGTGTACAAGGGACTGCTTATCATTGTATTTTGTGGGATTTGATTCAGTTGAATGATTGGAGGAAAAAGGAGAAATTAGAATCGGTTACAAATAACCAGATTTATGATTCAATTATGTTTGATATGGTTCCTACTGAACAAGAAATAATTATGGAGAAGATGGAAAAGGTAATGACTGAGGATATAAGGGAGCATTGGGACTGGATCATTGTTCCCTTGGTGGTGGACTTTGAGGAAAGTGAAATAGATGGGAACTGGGCAGAAATGGAGGAAATAAAATAATACGTTACTTTAATAATATTTTTTATTATATTAATAGATAAGAGGGTACTATGGAACAAAGTTTAGAAATAAAATACCGACCAAAAAATTTCAATGAATTCTATGGAAATAAATCTACAGTCATAGCATTGAAATCCATGTTACAAAGAGAAGATGGAAAGAAGCATTCATTACTTTTCACTGGGCCTTCTGGATGTGGGAAAACCACATTAGCTGGTGTAGTTGCTAATGAATTAAAAATTAATATTAATGATTTGTTATTTTATAATGCAGCTAACACAAGAGGAATTGATACAATTAGGGAAATATCTCAGAATTGCAGATTTAAACCTATATCGGGAGGAGCAAGAGCTTATCTATTAGATGAGTGCCATATGATTACAAAAGAAGGACAAAATGCGTTATTGAAAATTATAGAGGAGCCTCCTAATCATATCTATTTTTTATTAACTACCACAGATCCTCAGAAACTAATCAAAACAATTAGGAATAGATGCGCTACATTTGAAGTTTCTTTATTGGGGAGTAGAGAAATAAAATTATTAATTGGAAATGTATTAGAGAAAGAGAAAGTGGAAGGTTTTCCAGATGAAGCAATAACTGAGATCGTAAGAACTTGTGAAGGTTCCCCCAGGAAAGCACTGGTAATCCTGGACAAGGTAATTGATATAGATAATGATGAGGATTTGCTGGAAGCCATAAGGGAAGTGCAATTTGGGGAGAGACAGACTATTGAACTTTGCAGAGCTTTGATGAAAGGTGATTGGAGTGAAATTAGTGAAATATTGAAAGGAATAAAAGAAGATCCTGAAAAGGTGAGATATGCAGTGGCAGGATATTTGTCAGCAGTAGTTTTGAATAATGGAGGAAGTAGAGTTAATGATATGTTGACATATTTCTGTGAATCATTTATGTATGGAGGAAAACCTATGCTTGTGAATAGTTGCTATTTGGCTACCAGAGTATGAGTGATATAAATAAACTTATAAGATGTCATTGGAAGTATATTGAGAAATTACTGTATACTCATGGAGAAAAGAAAAAAGTAATTAAGAAAATAGGGTTTCATTATAGGACGGCTTTTTTACATGGATATAAACATAGATGCGAAGAAGAAAAACAATAGTTCATTATTACAAATATGGAAGGCAAGGAAAAAGCAATCTCAGAAGTGCCTATTTTATAAGGAGGAAAGGAAAGAGGATTATGGTAGAAGATAAAAGTGGGCAGTTTTGGGTGAAAAAGGAAATGGTTAGAAATATGGAGGTAAAGAAATGAGACTAATTGATGAGCTGATACTGGATAAGTCAGCAAAGGAAAAAAGGAAAATAAAGATAGTGGATGCTGCAAGGGAGTGTGGAGTTGAATACAGATTATTCTACAATACTTTGGTAGGTGGTCAGACAGGGAAGAAGCACCCAGAGGAAACAAAGAAGATTGCAAAATACTTTGGGTATACTGCGGATCAATTAACAGAAATGTTGAAGGATGAATCTTATGGCAAATGAATTCAAGGATGATATTACTATAGATAGAAATAATCTGGAAATTGAACTGGAGAAACAAGGATCACTTTATAAGAAATGGAGTGATAGGTTTGCCGATGCCAAGTGGGAAAGGGATAAAGCTGAAGAGAGATATGATTTAGCCAGAGGTGATATTGAATTATTGATTAGAACTAAACCAAAGAAGTATATGGAAAGGAATGAGGATGTTGAGAAAATTACTGAGGCAGTGATTGAAATATTAGTGATGAGGCAAAAGAATGTGATGGAAGCAAAGAGAGAATGGGATGAGGCTAAGAAAAATGCCAATTATTTAGAGACATCAGTGAAAGCAATGGAGCATAGAAGAAGTTCATTGAAATATTTATCAGAATTATGGACAGGTGGATACTGGTCAACAGATATGAGGATGAAAGAAAGAAAGGCTCGTATGGATATTAAAGATCAAAATGAAGGACTAAAGGACAATCCACGAATCGCAAGAAGGAGGAACAAATAATGGCGAGATTTGACAGGAAGAAGAACAGGGAAGGGTTGAGAAGAGTCACAAAGGAAACCAATGAGAGGAAGACAGATGGATCAGATTTCAAAGCATTTTTCATTGATGAAAAGAATCTGCCCTTCTACAGCTTGAGGGGGGTCAGGGAGCATATGATTGATATTATCCCTTATAGAGCAGGACCAAATGATCCGAATGTGGCAGAAGGTGAAGCTGCTTATTTGCTTCAACTTTGGGTGCATAAAAATATAGGGGCGATGGATGAAATGGTTGTTTGCCCTGCCAAGAACTATCATAAGCCATGCCCGATTTGTGAGAGGGCAAAGGAGTTGGCAGAGCCTATTGAGTATGGTGATAAGGAGAATTGGAAAAAGATTGTGAAACCATTGAAACCTACCCTTTATGATATTTGTAATGTGATTGGGTATGAACCACCAGAGGAAGAGGATAAGGGAATTCAGATATTATGGATTGCTGATTATTTCTTTGGGCAGCATCTCCAGGCTCAAAGTGAGAAGTCAGGTTCAAGGGGTGGTGAAACTATTATATATGCTGATCCTGATGAGGGCAGGAGTATTGCTTTCAAGAAGGCTTCAGAAGGCCAGACGAATACCGTTTATGAAGGTCATCATTTTGAGGATAGAAAAGTTGGTGGAAAGGAATATGTGATTGAACAGGATATTCTGGATAATGCCTATACTCTTGATGAACATATTATACTTCTCTCATACAAAGAAATTGAGGAATTGTTCTATGGGGGCCACAAAGGGGAACCAGAGAAAGAGGAAACAGACAGAAGTGGCAGGTCAAGGGGTGCTCCGAAAGAGGAAATGGAAGAAGAGCCAGGGGCAACGAATCCATGTCCAGAGGGACTTGAGTTTGGGAAAGACCATGATACAGTAGACCAGTGCAAGAAATGCACTGATGAGGAGTTTGGTGAATGCCAGCAGGCGAAAAAGAGGTTGGATGAAGAAGTGGAAAAGGAAGAGCCAAAGAAAGAGAAGATTACAAGACGAAGGAGAAAGTGATGAAGATAATCGAAGCATTAAAAAAGGTTCAAGATTTAAGAAGAAAGACTGATGATTTGGCAATTAAAATTGCTACCCATTGTGCTCATATGAATTATGAGACTCCTGTGTATACGGATCAAAAGAAAAAAGTGGAGGAATGGTTACAATCTTATTCTGATATTTTGAAAGAGATTCTAAATTTGAGAGTTTCTATTCAAAAGACAAATCTTGAGGTTGAAGTTACCATTGAAATTGGTGGGAAAAGTGTAACCAAATCTATTGCTGCATGGATTCATAGAAGGAGAGACTTAGCAAAATTGGAGTGTGATATTTGGAAAAGGCTCGGAGATAGAGGATTGAAAGAAGGCGTTGTGACAGAATCTACTGGTACGAAAAAAGACTTGAAAATTATTCGGTATTTTGATCCAGAGAAAAGAGATTTGAAAATTGATTTATTCTCCAGTGAGCCCTCTCTAATTGATGCGAGATTAGAGATTATAAATGCAGTTACTGATTTAATCTTGGTATAATGAAATGGCTTTACAAGCAGAGATAAAAACTGGTAAAAAGAAAGGGTGGTTCTTGACCTTACATAGGACATATAAGCGAATTGCAAATTCGGCCATAGACATAGCTCAATTGGTAGAGCGGTGGATAAATAATCCATATGTTGTAGGTTCGATTCCTACTGTCAGAATTGATGATTTAAAGGCTGAAGTGAGTAAGGAGAAAGGGAGTAAGGATAAAGCAGCAGGTCAAGGAAAAAAGTGGGAAGGTAGTAAGGTTGATCCTGAAACTGATGTGGAGGGAATGACCTGGAGAAAGTTATGTTTTCTTTCTTTTGTACGTCCAGAACTTTTCAGGCTTCCTGTTTGGGAAGGCCAAAATAATTTATGAGGAGAAGATAATGGAAGAATTAAAGCAAGATAAAGTATTTTTTTCAATGGGTTTGACAATTAACTTAGGTAACTATAATTCTATGAAAGTAGATGCTGGAATTTCTTCAGCCTTATTGCCAGGTGAAAGTAAAGAGGATGCTCAAGAACGAGTTCAAGAAAATGTAGTTTCTTATTTGAGTTCTCATGTAGACAAATTACAATCAGAAGCAAGAGAAATTATGAGAAAGAAGAATAGCAGATGACAACCAAACGCAGGGACAGCAAGCACTTTGCAGAGGGAATTGAGGAAGGGGTGAAAGCCCCTCCTCAAAAACTCCATCAAAGCAGATTTGACAAGGTGGTATCAACAGGCTCTACATTACTGGATTTGGCAATCTCAGGTGGTAGAGTCAGAGGTGGTGGACTGCCAGCAGGGATATATGTGGAATACTTTGGGCCTCCATCCTGTGGTAAGACATTACTTCTTATAGAGAATGCTGGATCAATACTAAAGCAGGGTGGAGAGGTTCATTATGATGATGGGGAGCGAAGATTTGACAAAGAGTATAGCAGAATAATGGGAGTAAATATCCCAGAGGAGAATTATACCCAAAGTCATACTGTTATTGATCTTATGGATAATTTCAAGGAATGGAGTCCTGAGAGCAAGGAAATCAATGGATTTTTTGAGGATTCGATTGCTTCACTTTCCTCTGATTGGGAGATGGAAGACAAGGACGAATACGGAATGCGGAAAGCCAAATTACTTCATAAGTTTTTTAGAACAAATAAGACTTCTATCGAGAAGAATAATTGGATTGTGGCATATTCAAATCAGACCATTGGTGGGCCAAGTGGTGATGATACTCCTGGGGGGAAAGCCATAAAGTACTGGTCATCATTGAGAATAAGGATTGGTCCACATCCCAAGAACAAATGGCTCAAAGCTACTCATACTATGCCCTCTAAATATAAAGCTGAAAAGAAATTTGGCAGAAGGAGCATGTGTAGAGTGATCAAAAGCTCTTGTGATGATGAGGGAAGGGAAGCACCTATTTCAATTGTATATGGGTATGGGGTGGATGATCTGAGGGAGAATTTGCAGTACAATAAAGAGGTGACCTGTTCTGATAAATTTGATTGTGTTAGTAAGGAATTCAGCCGAATAGAGATGGCGATTGAATATGTGGAGGAGAGTGATCTGGTAGGGAAGATCCGAGAAAAGACAATTGATTTGTGGGAAGAGATTGAACAGGCATTCAAGGACAAAAGGAAAAGGGTTTCAAAGCAAAGGAGGTAGATCATGACTGAGGAACAGTTGGCAAAGGGTAAAGAAATTGAATTAAGATTGGAGAATAACAACAAGTTTGTATGGGATTTGGACAAAGTGATAGTGCATATCAAAGAGAACGAGGATCATCCCTTTGTTGTAAGAGGGAACTATTCTGGTGATCCACAAATAACGATCAACCACAAATATCGTTCGTGCATACTTATGAGTCTTAATTTTATCAAGGAGGAAAAGCTGGAGAGGATAATAGAGCTTGAGAAAGAAATGGAGGAATTATGAACATAGTGGGCATTGATCCAGGGTTAAGTGGAGCAGTGGCTTATTTATTAGAGGATAATATACTCTTTTGGGATACTCCTACCTTGACAATTAAAAGTGGTAAGAAAATAAAGAGGGAATATAATATTCCAGCAATGGTTGAAATACTAAAGGATTGTTTATTGACACAGTATGTTGCACTTGAGAAAATCCACAGTATGCCAGGACAGGGAGTTGGGTCAATGTTCTCGATGGGTGAGGGGTACGGATTGTGGAAGGGAATCATAGTGACACTGGGAGATCCATTAATTTTGGTCACTCCCCAATCATGGAAAAAGGTAATGATGCAGGGAATGGGAAAGGAGAAGGATGCTTCTGTCTTGAGGGCTTCAGAACTATTCCCCCAGATAGCTGATCAACTGGTTACTCCCAGAGGCAGGAAGCTGGATGGGAGAGCAGATGCTTTATTGATAGCTAAATATGCAAAGGACCACAGATGCTAAAAGAATTATATTATAATTATTTTAAGAGTCACAAAGAGACAAGGCTCAAATTGCACGAAGGTGTAAATGTTGTGATTGGGTTACCCGACAGCGGAAAATCGAATCTATTGAGAGGATTTGGGTGGCTTGCTTTCAATAGGCCACTGGGGTATCCTGCCAAGATAAAACCAGAATTCTCCAAAGAGGATCACTCAAAGGTGGGGGTGAAACTTATTAACCCAAATGTTGAGGTTTGGTTGGAAAAGGGAAAAGAAGGGAAGTATGGATTGCATGACCAGGAGTTCAAAGGTTTCAACAAGGATGTGCCAGATGAGATAAAGCAGGCTCTCAATATAGATGAAATCAATTTCAGTGAACAGATTGGTTTGCCTTTTTTACTTTGGAATACGCCTGGGGAAGTGGGAAAATTTCTGAATAAAATAATGAGACTGGACAAGGCAGACACTTGGATATCAACCCTCACAACAGATGTTAATTTCTTCAATAGAGAAATCAAATTGAATGAAGCCCAATCCAGGGAAAAGGAAGTCCAGATCAAGGAGTTGAAATACATTAAGGATCTGGAAGAGGAATTAATCATTATTGAGGATTTGGCTGGGCAGTATATCAGATTGGACAAAGATGCATATGGGCTGGAAGAATTATTGGATGATTATGAAGAAGTGAATAAAGAGATAGATAATTTGGAGGAATGGCTCAAGTGTGAAGATGGGGTAAACGAGTTGGAATCCCTTATCATAAGATTGATCAAATTAGAAAATGAGGAGGTATTGATAAATGAGTACTTGGATGTATCATCAGCTATTGAAAGTAAAATGGAAATTGTTCAGTTGGAAGGTGAGTTGGGTAAGGTGGAAGCTCTTGCGGAGGAATTTAAAGAGAAGAAAGGGGAAGAGAGACAACTTGGAGATTTATTGGGATTGTTAGAAAGTTATGAAAATAAGATATTTGAATATGAGGATCAATTGGAAAGTTTGATTTTGCAATATAAAGAAGAATTGGAGAAGTTAGGAAAATGCCCATTCTGTGATTCTGATATTTCAGCAGAGAAAATAGAAGAGATAATAAGGGAGGTATGATGTTAAAAGTAAATGAAACTTTTGAATTATTTTCAATTAATTGTAAGATTATGGTACAACAAGGTTTTCTTGATGAAGAAAAAGACCTTTCTGGGTATACGAAAACTACAACAAAATATTTTTCTTTATGTCCCAGATCAGGAAATCTTTGTAAATATAAATTTTGTCCAAGAATTGCCCCAGAGGTTGAAACACATGAAATTTAGAGCTTATGCACTGGTCAGAAGGAAGGATGGAAGGATGGGAGAAGTCACCAGAATTGCTGTGCATGAGGATATTGATGAGATGAAGTATGCCCTGGAAGTTGATAAGATGTTGGGTAAAGATAAAATGGATCGTAAACCACTTCACATATTCCAGTGTACAGTAGAGATAAACAAAGGGGACAGGATAATATGAAATTCCTATTATTGAGTGATATTCATTTGACCTGGGAAAACCCAGTTTGCAGGTTGGACAATTTGGTGGAGGTGCAGTTTGAGAAGTTGAAGTATGCGTTTGATTATGCATTAGAAGAGGGTTGTGTAATCTGTCAGGCAGGTGATTTCTTTCATAAGCCACGATCGTGGGGCCTCCTTCCCAAGGTGATTGACTTCTTTCAATCTTATTATGAAGAAGCCATTGATATTTATGGGGTATATGGTCAGCACGATATGTATATGTATTCTGAGAATAGAGAAGGAACAAATCTGGGGATATTAGAGAAGTACGGGTTGGTTAATATAGTAGAGAATAGGAAAGAGGAACATTTGGGCAGTTATGTGGTATATGGATGCTCTTATGGAGGAGAAATCCCAGAGGTGATGAATTCAGGAACATTCAACATCCTTGCCATCCATGCCCCAATATTGGATACCAAGCTATGGGCAACACAGGGCCATTATTGGGATGCCAAGATGTTCCTGTCAAAGCATAAGGAATTTAGTCTCATACTTTGTGGCGATATTCATCAGCGTTTTCTCCATCAGGATAGGGAAGGCAGGATCATTTGCAATACAGGCCCAATGCTCAGGATGGCAGCCACAGAGTACAATATGGAGCATAAACCAGGATTCTATATTTACGATACAGAGTCAAAGGAAATAGACTGGCATGAGATTCCCCATCAGCCAGCAGAGGATGTGATTTCCAGGGAGCATTTGGAGAGAGCCAAAGAGAAAGAGGAGATGATGAAGGAGTTCACAGAAGGGGTAATGGATCAGGAGATAAAAGGGAATTCATTTGAGGACAATCTGAAAGCTCTGGTGGAAAGAGAGGAAGTGGGTGATAATGTGAAAGCCATATTAGGGAGGGTAATGGAAGATAATGGTTGATATTTATTTTACAGCAGATACTCATTTTGGGCATAAAAATATAATAAAACATTGCAATAGGCCATTCAAGAGTATTAATGAGATGGATGAAATCTTAATAGAGAATTGGAATAAAAAGGTAAAAGGCAATTCTTTGGTTTACCATCTTGGTGACTTTGCTTGGGTTCTCTCTTTCAATTATTTAAAGAGGTTAAATGGAAGGATATTTCTCATTTTGGGCAATCATGATAATAGTTCTTTGAAAATAGAATGGGGATGGAGGAAAGGAGAATTCAAGCATTTTGTAGGAATAAGGGCTTTGAGGGAAGTGAAGATATTGAAAAATAAGATAGTATTATGCCATTATGCAATGAGAACTTGGAACAAAAGTCATCATAACTCTTGGCATTTATTTGGGCATTCTCATGGAACACTTTCTCCAATAGGAAAGAGTTGGGATGTGGGAGTGGATAACAATAATTTTACTCCATTGCATTATGATGAGATTGCAGAGATAATGGAGAAAAGACCTGACAATCCAAATTTAATAAAAGGGAGGAAATAAGATGGCAAATTTCAAAGTTTACAATCAAACAGAAGAAGTGGAAGAAGAAGTGTTATTGGCTCTTATAAAAGAAGGTGATTGTATTCAATTAGTTGCTGTAGACAAGTATGGTAGATGTATAGATCATGGTCATATATTGGGTATAAAATCAAATGGGACTTTTTATCGACATCCCTTTTGTCAAGTTCCTGGGATTAAAACTTGTGGTCCTAAAGGCCAAATTGTGGAGGAATAAATGGACACACAAGACAAACTGAAAAGTATCAAAAGCCAGATATCAGAAGCCAAAAGTGACATGAGCCGATTGGAAGGGAAACGAGATTCAAAGAAGGAGGAACTGAAAAAGGACTTTGGTATTGATACTGTGGAAGAGGGCAAAAAGAGATTGGCTGAGATCAAGGGAGAAAGGGAAAAGGTGGAGGAGGAGATGAATACCAAGCAAGAGGCATTGGAGGCCAAATATGAGTTTGAATGAAACACAATCAAAGCTTAAAGAGGCTTGTACCTTTTGTGGCAGCAAAGAGGTAAAGTATCTGAATACAAGTGAAGAGAACAAAAGAAATCTATATAGGTGTATTGAGTGCAGGAAATTCTTTTTTGTCAAACTGAAAGGAGTATGAGATGAAAAATGTAGAATTGGGTGACCGAGTGAAATGTAAAATTACAGGATTCAAAGGGATTGTTGAAGCAATTACCAATTGGGTAAATGGTTGTTCCAGAGCAGGAGTAAGATCAGAAAAGTTATCTGAAAAAGGTGGACAATTGGACCTTGAGTGGATTGATTGCTCTCAATTGAAAGTATTGAAGAATAAAGCATATTCTTGGAAAAAGAAAGCAAAGAAACCTGCTGGGCCAAAGAATGATCCTCAGAGGAGAATTGGAGGATAGATGCAAATCAGCGAAATCAGGAAATTCGTAGATGACAAGAAGGCCCAGAAAAGTCTCCTTCAGAAGCAACTGGGCACTCAGAGAATCTTCATAGGCCAGAAGAAGAAGGAAAAGGAGGACACCGAGAAGGCCAGATGGCTGCTCTCAGAAGCTTCCAAGCTCACCCAGATGAACGTAAAGAACCAGATTGAGTCCCTGGTTACAATGGCCATCAACTCTGTGTTTGACAAGGATTACAGGTTCATCTGTGACTTTGAGATCAAGAGGAACAAGAGTGAGTGCTTTTTGAGAATAGTTCAGGGTGACTCTGAGCCATTTGACTTGAAGGGCAATGTGGGTGGTGGATTGGTGGATGTCACTTCCTTGGCATTGAGGATAGTTTTATGGAGTATGCAGAAACCCAGGACTCGGAATGTTCTGATTTTGGATGAGCCAGGAAGGTACACAGGAGCTTTATCTGTCAAGTTTGGGCAGATGGTCAAGGAGATTAGCAAAGAATTGAAATTGCAGATCCTGATGGTGACCCATGATAGTGCATTAGCAGAGATAAGTGACAGGACTTGGGAAGTGAGGCATAATGGGGTATTTTCAGAAGTGAAGCAATTGGGTGAACCAGAACGAAAAACAGTTAAAAGGAGGAAATGAAAATGGCAGACACAACAACTCTTATTAGGAAAGATATATCCTTTGAGGAATGGAGAGAATATGAATTTTGTGGACGAATTTATAGAATTAATGATCCTTAAATATTATATTATCATCATAAAGGTACTTGTCATCGTATAGTGGATAGTAATGGAGTAGCTCATTGTATTCCTGCTCCTGGTGAATTTGGTTGTGTACTTAGATGGAAAAGCAAGGATTCTAAAAAGCCTGTAGGATTTTAGAGTGAACCCATTCCTATTCATATTGGCTTTTATCCAGGTGTTTCTTGTAGCGGTGAACACTTGGCAGATAGCAGAGCAAAAGGTAATAGATAAGAAATTTCTGAATATCTTTGTGGTAGGTTTCTTTATATCATTCATTTGGACGTTCAATGTGAAGAAGATAGCTTTTGGTAATATTTGGGAACAATTATCTTATGGAATGGGAGCAGGGTTTGGGACAATAGCAGGGGTATTTTTTGCGATCAAATATCATGGAAGGGGAAAGAAGTGAA